CTCAGGAACCGGCCCTCGGGGTGGCAGTTCCGAAACTTCCCCCATTTCTACCTTGGATGGTGGTCGTACGCAAGAGGTCTCCCACGAAGTTTTTTCCTCGGCTTCGTCTGGAGTTCAATGTGAGGATAAAACTTGTGAACCTACTGTTAAAACTGAAATGCAAGGTTTTATTGAGTTCACAGGTAATAAAGTTGAATTTGAGTGTTCTTTTAATCCACCAATTTCTGCAAGAACTTTTGGTAATTTGCAAGGGAAATTTGGTGTTAATAATGAAGATTGTTTTTTTGATGGAACTTTTACGCCTGCAGCTGATTATGAGTTAAATATAACTTCACTCTCTGCTGCTGCATTTGAAAATGCACGTAAAAATGGTTTATTCACTTGGAATGTTGCAAATTGTCCAAATGATGTAGCTGAAAGAACATCTGAATGGATTAAAGAACATAAATGTGAAAAATGTTTTGGAAATGGACATAATTTGTCAAAGTGTCAAGTTTTTAGACTTGATGATTGGTTGCATTATTCTGGTTATCATGGTGGAATTGATTGCCAAAAGGGTATTTTCCGAAATACCATGAATAAGACCATTGACGCTTCACTTTTAGCCCTTTCTATAGCTCGCTCTGTGGACCAAAAGAGTTATAAGAAAGTTCTAAAGGAATTACGTTCTAATCCATATATTATTTATTTGACTTTTCTTCCTGATCATTTATTGGATCCTACTTTTGTTGAAAAAGCCTATAAAATCAGACTTGCGTTGGGATTTAATGGTGATTATGGAACTCGTGGAACGTTTATTGCACAGGGACCAGAAGATGATACTTTTTCAATTGGTGATAAAATTTCAAAATTTTTTCAAAGTATGCTTACCGGAGCTGAGAAAACATGTCAATATGTTTCTGAGCTCATTGGTATTATTGTTGAAAAGGTTGAATCTATTATAACTGGCCTTGCTTCAATTTTGGGTGATGTTGCTTTGATTATCATTAAAAATGTGTCTCGTGCTCTCTCAAATCTTTTGATGAGGGTACTTGGAGATGCTATCAAAATGAAAATACGAGAACACCCAGATCTTTTTGCTGTTGTTGTTTGTGTGTGTTCAGTAATTGTTGTAACTATGTTAACCAATGCTGGTATCATGGCTATGCGAACAGGTTTATACATTATTAAAAAGTTTTGTGGAACCAATTCAGTTGACTTTGTTGCTCAAGGAATTGAAGATACTCACCCTGTCGCGTTAGTCATGGGACTAACAACTGGTATATTTGCTTGGTTAACTTCACAACAATTGAAGAATATTCGTGAAAGGATGATTACCCTCACTGCTTTGGTTGCTGGTGGTACTGTTATTCATAGTATGATGAGACATTTGTTTCTTTTATTACCTGAAGCTTTTCGTTTATCATTAATGTATACTTTTGCTCCAAAAAGCTCTCAAGCTCGTTTTGAGTGTGAACATTGGAAAGAGAAGGCCATTGTAGCTTCAAAGTTGTCAAAACTTTCTGAAGTTTTACCATCTGATTCTTATTATGTCATGATTAAAGATCTTGTGAATGAGGGAAGAAAAATTATTCCTTCAATGGATAGGAGTGAACGAGCTATTTATCTTGGATTGTTTTCAAATATTTTGCGTATATACAGTACTTTATATCGTTTTCGAAATGCTTCTACATGTAGACCTTTTCCTTATTCAGTTCACATTTCAGGTGACCCAGGGATCGGAAAGACTTTGTTGATCACTAAATTGGTTAGATCACTTGGTTATTCTGACTCTGATATTTATTGGCGTCCCTTTGGAGAACATTGGAATGGATATTGTAATCAAAAAGTGATTGTTTATGATGAATTTTTAGTTGGAGATGGTGATGTTGGTGTTTTTGCAAAAGAATATTTGAATCTTTGTTCTACTGCTGTATTTCAACCACCTTTGGCTTCTGTTGATGATATTCTTATTGGTGTGAAAGGATCAATAGCGGCTCCTGATGTAGTTATAACAATTAATAACTATGATTATAATTCTGTTGCTGGATTTCCTGATAGTGCTTTGCAACGACGTCGTAGACATGTTTTGAGAATGGTTGCTAAATCTGATGCTAAAATGGAAGGTCAAACTGTTGATTTATCCAAGTACAATCAAAAAGAACAGGAAGATTTTGCTTGGGCATGTGTTCATATATTACCTCCAGAGTACACTCACACTGTGCAATCTAATCCATTTGCTGTTCAAGATGTTTTGCGTTTCTTGAAAATGGATTTTGAAAAACACAGGGAACTGACATCTAATTTACTTCATACTGATTTGGGTGTTAGATTGGGTGATTCTCCTGAAGATATCATTAATCAAGCTTTATCAGAAATGGAAGGGTTGCCAGTTGGTAGTGTTTCTGTTTTTGATACTGTTGGACAATGGTTAAATGAAAAATGTAATGGTTTTGTTGCTCAGGGTGGACGTCGAAGAGGTAAAGGAAAAACAACTAATAGTAAAGTTAGTCACACAAATGCAAAAGTTGAATTATCACATGTAATTCGACCACCTAAATTTCTTGGTTTGGATGATGTTGTTGAATATAGTGATGATGATAGTTCATCAGAGAAAAATTATCCTGATAGTTTGTCTGAGAGACATTATCCTGTTTCTAATATTTCTGAAAAGGAATATCTTGATTCTATTGCTCATCGCTATGCAACAATTGTGCCTGGTGAAGATTGTCTCTCTCCTTCATCCTTACTAAGTGCAGAAGAACAAATTGTTTCAACTCCATTTAGATTTAAACGTCCTATGATGATTGTTGCTGGAATTCTTACAATTACATTTGCAATGTACAAATATTGGAAGGGTTCAAAAGAAGAACTTACATTTTCTTCTCAAGGGTCAGATGATCCTAGCAATTTGTCCAAGCGTAAGGCTAAAATGCACAAAAAACAATCATCATGGAAGAGAGGGTTTGATAGTGATAAGTTTGTTTCTCAAGGTTCTGGAATCACTGTTTTGTATATAAATGGTCATCCAATTAATTGTTTGCCCCTTTGTGAACGTAAAATTCTGACTTTTGCCCATGCTTTCTTTTATCGTGATGATGTTAATGGAATTTATCGTCCTTATCCAGATGGAACTCCGATTGAATTACATTATGGTGGTAAAGTTTTTAAACAACCTCTTGGCTCTCAGGATTTAATAGTTGATAGTGAAAATGATTTGGCTATTATTGAAATCATTGATAGAACTTGCCCACAATTTAAAAGTTGTGTAAATCTTTTTATTCGGGAAAGTGAGATGTTCACTATTGATCAAGTACCAGTTGAACTCAAAATAATTCGTGATGGAGCAGTTGAAACACAGGTTACAGTTGCAAAACATGTGAATGATAAGAAATATTCTGTTTGTGGAACTCAACGTTGTTTGGAACATGCCTTTATGTATCACGCAGATACTTACGCTGGTGATTGTGGAACACCTGTTGTTGTTCGAAGGGGTGATTATACGCGGCGTATTATTGGAATACATGTTGCTGGTAAAAATACTAATTCTGGACCAGTTGGTTTGGCGACTGTTGTGACTTTTGAAATGGTTAGAGATGCTTTGAATAGTGAATTTGAGAATCCTGTTAATGAAGAGATTGATGACTTTGATCAACAAGGAACGGTTTTTACTAATGAAAATGCTAATGAAATATTAGATGAATTACGTGGTTTACCAAATGCTTGTGATGTTCAAACTGTTCCCGATATTGATAGGGTGTTCTTGACCAGAAAAACTAAACTCAAACAAAGTGTTATTGCTCCTGAGTTACCTTGGATGTCGAAGAAATCACCACCAGTATTTAAACAAAATGATCCTAGATTGAAAGAACCAATTGATCCTATTTTGCGTAATGTAAGAGAAACTTTGGCTAGTCCTCAACCTACTGCTGATTCCAATTTGGTGAAGATTGTTTATGATACAATGTATCATAATTATTCTAGAAAACTAAAATGGCCTATTGGCAAAAGGGTGATGACTTTTGAAGAAGCACTGCGAGGTATTCCAGGAATTTTGTGTTCTGTTAACACAAAAACTTCACCTGGTTATCCTCTCATTCATTTCAAAATGAAGAAGGGAAAGAAAGATCATGTTTGGTTTGATGCTGATGGTGTTTTACATTATACAATTCAATTCAAAAAGATGGTAGATGAATATCTACATAATATGGAAAATTGGAAGAAAGGAGTGACGCGTGATGGATCAACTGGACATCTTTGGCTTGGATTTTTCAAGGATGAATTGGTTTCAGAAGAGAAAATACAGAATGGACGAACTCGAATTATTTTTTGTGGTGATTTTGTGGCAACCGTGGCTTTTAGAATGAAATTTGGATTTTTATTGTGTGCTTTCAATAATTCTTGGGAAAACATACCTCCAGCTATTGGAATGAATCCATATAGTCATGATATGAATACAATTTTTGATTATTTGTCTGAAGTTGGTAATAAATTTGTTGCTGGTGATTATAAAAATTATGATAAACTTCACCATGCTGCTTTTCGTGAAGCTTCTTATGATTTATTGATGAAATTTGCTTCTAATGTTGATTCTGTTTCTCAAAATGACATTGATTATTTTCTTAGTCATGAAATGTTTAGTTATGCTCAAATGGGTGATTTTAAATTTTTGACTCATAGTAATCATATGAGTGGGTGTTTTTTCACTACTATTATTAATTGTTTGGTTAATGAGGGATACATGCGTTATGTTTTTCTCAGGAAAAATCCCACTTATTTGTTTGATGACCATGTTCGAATGAAATGTTTGGGTGATGATCATATTTTGTGTGTTTCTGACCAAGTTGATTTTGATGGTAGACAAATACAGGAGGCTATGAAAGAGATTGGACAAGTATATACATCTGATGATAAAAACAATCCTGATCCTGGTACTTATCGACCATTTGATGAAATTACATTTCTTGGAGCACATCCTGTGATGGTTGATGGAGCTTGGAGTGGAGCTTTGAAAAAATCAACGCTAGAACAGGCTGTTTATTGGACGCGTGATAAGGATTTATCATTAGATCAAGTTGTTGTCACGATGTTAGAATTAGCTACTCAATGGGACTATGAATATTATCAGTATTTTGAGAGTTCAATTAAAAGAGCTTATGAAGAAATGGATTTGGAGTTTCCTGATTTGCCTGGTTATCGTGAAATGCGTTATGTTGTTGCTCGTCGAACTGCTGGAACTGGTTTGAATTTCTTTGCTCAAGGGTCAGATGAAGATTTTGTTGCCCAAGGACTTGAGGGGAACGTGACTGTGCCAACAGATGCACCGTCAAGTCAAAATGGGTCAACAACTCAAAGTTTAACAACTTTGGCAACTTCTCGTGTGATTACAGCTGAACAATATAAGCCATTAGACTTAGCTCATCTTGGATTAAATGAACAACAGATGGATGTCACTTATGGTACTGAGAGTTTTGTTTTTAGAGAACAATTCACTTGGGATGTTAACAGTCCTGCTGGTACAGTCTTGATGGTTAAAAATCTGCCTAAAGAGATTTTGTCAGATGGAAATACTAAGAATATCCAAAATATGCCCTTTGAAAGATTTGTTTATTGGATTGGTGATATTGAAATTGCTTTTCAAGTGAATGGAACACCGTTTCAACAGGGTATGTTGGTTGCTTATTTTTATCCACTTTCAACTTTGGGTGCTGATTTGGAAAGAATTAATTGGACTGCATGTCATCACGTGAGAATGTCACCATCAACCAATGACACTGTAAGATTGAGAATTCCATTTCGATATCCACGACAGGTTTGGAATACATTTCAAAGTACTGAAGATCCAGATAATACATCTACACTTGGAACCCTTGTTGTTGCTGTTTTGTCACGAATGCAAAGTGCTACTGCTAATGATTCTGCTACAGTTAGTTATTATACATCATTTCCAAATAGTAAATTCACACTTCCAAGGCCTGTACCTGATGTGGAACGAATAAGAAAACTTCCAACTATTAATGAATTTGATACTAATGCTTTGGATAATTTTGAAGCACAAGGTCAAGCTGGATCCAAATCTACTGTGAATTACAACTATAGTATTGGAGATGTTGTTGGTGATATAACTACACAGGATCGATCTGCTGCTACTGGTAATACACAGAATATTAGTCCTAGTACTACTGCTGATGTTTCATTGATCCCTATGGATAATCCAATGTTGGCTTCAGGAGCTGTTCCAACATATACTCAGTTTTCTGGAATGTCAACAACTGTTGGTGTGGAACCAACTGTGGCTATGCAATTACATCCATCAGCTTTGGAAAATTATCATCATACTCAATTTAATCCTGAAGAAACTAAAATTGAATTTTTGTGTGGACGGACTTGTTTATTGACAACTTTTACATGGGACATGAATGCAAATGCAGGTGCTAAATGTACTTCTATACCTTTGAATTCTTTGCTTGGTAATACAACACCAGATGTTCCTCTTCAAGCAAATCTTGCTATCTTGAATTCTTTCATGTTTTGGCGTTGCACTTTTGTTTTCGAAATTGTTGCTGTTAGAACTGATTACCATTCTGGGCGTTTGAGGTTTAGTATTGCATATGGTGCACCAAATGTTGGAGCTGATGATCAAACAGTTTTTGAAAATCATGTTCTGGATTTTAGTGGAAGTAATTCAAGACACATTTTTGAAGTACCATGGAATGCAGCCACAAATTATTTACCAACTTATTCTGGTGAAGCTGTAACAAATCCAGTTCAAGATTATTCACTTGGAGAAATTGGTGTTTTTGTTGCTAATAAACTTAGAGCTAATGTCAATACAGTTAGTAACAATGTTGAAGTTCTTGTTTTTGTTTCGATGAAAGATGTTGAAGTAGCTGTACCAAGACCAATACCATTTTGGGTAACATTAGACCAAGGTTGGACTATTAATGTAACTAGTGGACCAACGGTTCCTACTGAGTTCCAAGCTCAAGGTCCTGTACAAGAAAATCCTGTGAATGGCACTGGACCTGTGCATCCAACCAATGATCAACAAGTTACTGATATGGCGATGGATAATGTTTCAACTGTTACAGCAACTGAAGCACCTATTAGAAAAGAAAGACCATGTACAAAAAGAACTGGTGCTAAATTTGAAAAGTTGGTTGTTGACATAATGGAAGTTGCTAGAAGAATGATTCAAATAAATCATGTTTTTGACGGTGTATCTGGACCATATTATAGTGTTAGCACTTATAAGGTTGACAATGATAAATATCTTACGACAGTTATTGAAATTGCTAATTGTCCAAAACATTTCTTTAGATCATTTTATGGTGGATGGGCAGGAACTTTGCGTTATAGATTTATTGGTGTAACTGAAGAAGACAGATCATCATTTATGGTACTCTTTATGCCATCAATTGTGAGAGTGTTTCCAACTGATGGGAAAGAGATGTTGCCCGTTATTGGAGTACTTGGTGATTCTGGAGCTACTCAAACACAAGTGAGTGGACCACAAGCTGGATTGGATGTTTATGGTGCAACATATGTAACTCAGTTGGCTCGTGAACAGACTTGTTGTCCACAAAATGATACTACAATGATTGATGTTGCTGTTCCTTTTCAAAGTCATTATAATTACATTGTTTCTTCATTAAATACCGGCTCGAAAACTTTTGAATCGTTTACTGGTTCTGCTGCTGGAGTTGTAGCTTTTGAATATGAAGATAATAATGCTGGTGATAATCATGTTCCACGTTTGTTTCAAGCTGTTGGTGATGATTTTAGTTTTGGTATTTATCGGCCTCCCATTGGTTTGATTAATAATTTTCCAACTGTTTCTGCTACAGGTGGATTTCATGCAAATATTGCTGGATATAATTTGACTGCTCCGGCAGCCAAATAATTTTGAGGTTGTGGTGTTATTATTACGGTACCCTATATCATTATACGTTAAGTTGTGATTTAATATTTATTTTATTTTGGTTTCATTTTATTTTAAATGTTTTGAAGACTTATACAAGTGATTGGTTATTTTAATTTTGCATCCCC